GCTTTCGACTCTCCAGCTCCTGCTGGAATCTTGTCGGCTGCGTCTCGTAGCACGGTAAGCGCATCAATGGCGTTGGTAATCAACGCATAGTTCTTGCTGGACAACACACGCCCTTCTTTTGTCGATACCATAGATTCAAGGTCAGCAATCAAGGTTTCAGGGGTAACTTCTGATTTCCATAGTTCTGTTGCCCAATCTAATCCTGCGGGATCGGGCGTGAGCGCCTTGACCTCTGCATCCGTAAACCCATTCAAGCGTAATGCCATAGGATTGGCGGGTACGGGAACAATGCTGAACTCTAACAGCTCAGACTTGGCAATCACATTGTCCTGATACTCGTTTGCCAGGAACCCAACAGAAACCGTGTTCAGAAATCCACGATCCCACGATTTGTGAACCGCAGAGATAAGGGGCGTCACATCGTCTTGCTGCCACTCCCATTGAGCTTTGATTGCTTTATGGTCGCCCTCATGGATAATCTCTAGAGATATTGCACGCCCAACAGGTATAGATTCCGCGCCCTGATAGGCATGACCGTATAGAACAGCAGGGTTCGCCATGTAATTGACGATGCTCATGCCGTCTGGCTCCATCCTTTCATTCTGCCGGTCAGTGTCATTCGTGGTTATGGTGGCGGCAGCGATATTGCCAATCGTCTCACCTTTGACCACGGGAAAGTAAAAACGCTTCATCTTCGTTGCATCCATGTCAACCCCCTCAGATTACTGGAAGTAATGTGCATCTACAGTTGATTGTGTTGGCGGGATCTCCATCAGGATCCCCAGGGTACATCAAAGGCCCGCCGGTACTCATAAACGGAGCGGTAATGTCAACAACCTCACCATCTGCCGCCATGTGGTCAAACTCATCGTTAGGGTGTCCGTTGGACTCGCCCCTTGTGCGCTCATCATGGGTAGCCAACCATTCATGCTGCTTGACCCCATTTTCAACATAGGTGTCCTGGGCAGCAGAGTTGTTGACCGCTATGACATTTGTACGGGCAACCCTCTCAGCACGGTAGGCAATCCCATCGAAGTATTGTTTGGTTGCCTTGACCATCTCGGGAATAGATTGACCATTTGCCCGAGCATCTGCCAATATCTGAGAGATTTCATCGGCTGTCGTGTTATTGACTAATGTGGATTGCTTCGTCTCATGCGCCCGTATCCATGCTAAGATACGAGAGCCATCGGGTACAGCCATGCCATAACGAGCAGCCACGGTCTCAGCGGCAGTCAAGCCAAAGGAAACGAACAGCGAGTGCCAACTATCTACGAAGTCAGAATCATCTAACAAACGACGAACGGGTTTTACTATTGCCGCCTTGTATCGAAACTCCTTCAACTTGTACTCGTCAAGCGCAATCCTCACCATGTCGCCCTCATCTAAGCCCATACTCTTCTGCAGGGTCTCACAATCCTCACGAGTGGGCTCTATCATCGACTTCCCGCCCTCAACCCACGAACTCACAAGTTTTGCTTGTTTGTTGAACACCCTCTGCGTGGCTTGCATGAACTTCTTCTCTTGTGGCTTCACTGTGGCAAGGAACGATTTAGCAATGAGTTGCCTTGCTTCCGGACTATGCAACGCCTTCATACCCTTTGGCTCAGCCACGGGGCTAGAATTGGCATCAGGTGGCACAACGGGTGGCACAACGGGAACATCTGCCGGAGTTGTTGCAGGAAGTGCAACAGGTGGCGGGGGTTCAGGAAGGTCAGAGGTCGTAATGGGAACAAGCATAGCGCTAGCCCACCAGACATTACCCCATGCCTTCTCTTTGATATTGTCACGCTTGCATATCTCGTTGATGGTCAACTTGCCCATTCGCAGTTCTATTTCATCGCTCTGCGCCCGCTGTAGCCGGTCGTCTTGCAAGCACTCAATGCCGGTATAGTCAAACTTGAACACTAAACCCTTCAAGCCAAGCAGCGGCAGCAAGAATGTCGTGATCCGGTCCGCCAGTCTATCGGCTTTGGGTATAACGGTATTGGTATATAGTATCTTCTCTTCTATCGTTGCACTAGCAAAAGCAACATTATCCATGTCGCCGAGGAAAATCGGAGGTACACCAAAGGCTGTACCTATTTCCTGCCGCGTAACGCTGGACACTTCAAGCATTTTGAGGTCGGCTGCTGAAATGCCAAGTTTCTCAAAGTGGTAACCTGACGATAACCAGCCAACACCCCCGGCCTTTTGGATACCGCCATATTTCTCTTCCCAACTTCGCTTTGCTGCATCCATCTGCGCTGCATCCATGCGGTTATCGGTTGTGAACAGCCCCGATAATGCCCCGCCTGCGCTCATCTGATTGTTCCAAACTGACTTTCCATTTTCGTCCATGTTCGCGGTGTCAAGAATGGGGCGTAGTTCAGAGAGACCGAGCTGTCCACTAATAGAAAAGTTGGGGAACAGCACAATGCGCGACCTGTCCAATTGACGATCGGTTGGTTGTCCAGTAGGGCTTATCTCACGATACAGCAGATTGCCGTGATCGCTGCGCAGCATATCTGCATCCAACACGGTCAAGCCAAGTGCAAGGGGTTTCTCTGCGTACACCATGCCCGTGCCCTGTAGCAACTCCCACGCAATGATACGTTCAACCCATTCCGTACCTGTTTGGTTAGGATTTGGACGCGCCAAGATTGCATCATCGCCTGTGTGGATTTTGTCACCGGAGTAGAGGTGCCACGGTAGTGAGCCGATGCGAGTGCAAACCGTATTAACCGCCCTGTAGATCCAGACAGATTTGTCTACACCCGTGCGAGCGTCAGTAATGAGTGCTTGCTGCTTGTCGGGATAGAGGACAGAAAATACATCCTGAAGGGCCGCGTTGAATGGGATACCGTCCTTAGAAATCAATCGACTGAACCAGTTACTCACGCCCTGCCTCCTACGCTACCACGCACAGCATTGGCGCGAACGCCAGCATCAATGATTCAGCCCTATCAGGCGACCTTCCCAATGACTCCTTGGCTTTTTCCTTACTCATAATCGCAATCTTGCCCGTTATAGTATAGTCAAACGTCACCATCAACTCGCGCTGCAAGTCCTTATCATCGGGAATACAAATGTCATTGTTCAAGAAACGCTCTCTGAGGCCCCAGTAAAGCTCTGCCTTTCTATTGGCAAACTTCTCACTGTTCCATGCGCTCTCTGCGACATTAACTCCATGAACACCCTGGACTCCCATGTCATTCAAGGCATCCACGACACCCGAGCCGATCCCGATTTCATCAACATTGACGCCCTCGCTATGGTCTGCCGCTGCCATATCTCTGCCATGCTTAGCCACTTGCATAACGTCCATGCCATGGATAATCTCTTGCTTCAGCACGGCATTGCCATGTCGAACAGTAAAAACGCTGTTGTCGCTGCCAAATCTGGCCACGTCGATTCCGAGAATATGAGGCAAATCAGATCCAGTGGGTACGCGACCCATGGCAGCAAGGATAGAGGCAAGAGGAATGACAGACTTGTTCGCAGACGCCTTGTTCAGGCTGCATTCGTACTCTTGCGCGAAGCGTTCGACGTCGCCATCCAGCTCCGCAAGTTTTGCAACCTTCCATTTCTCAGTGTGTGCAAGATTGCCGTGATAGTCCTGTTCCATGCGATACCAGCCCTCATTGTCCAGCAGACTCTCAAACAACGCGCCCTCGGGACCGGGGTTGGGAGTAGATTCTGCCACGATGCTTGTACCAGCAACACCCGACCCAGTTATGGCCTGCCAGGATTCGCGAGGGTTTTTCCAGAACGCAACCTCAGAAAGCACTAGGCGCTTTGCCCTGAATGATCTCCCCACGGTTGGCGACATCTCAAATGCCGTAATGTGGGATCCATTGATAAGGGTCATATGAAAGTCCGTATCCTTGGTCCGTTTGGCTAGCAGGTTCCACGGCTCAGGCAGGTTATCCAGAAACACATCGGCAACCTCAAACAACGCTTTTGCGCTCTCTTTTTTATATGAGGCGATTCCATCGTCGCCACCATAGACCATCGCAAGAAAGGTGTCCAGGATTGTTGCAACAGTTGAACTGCCAATCTCGCGCGATTTCAGAAGGGCAACAAGGTCGTTGTCCAATTTGGCATGGACGTACTCTTTCTGCCAGGGGAACAGCACAAGAGGAATGACGCCTTGATCCTGCGTCCTCACATGTCCGATGTGTTCCAATATCTTGCACACCTTGTCGGCGTTCATTCAATAGCCTTCTGAACTTCTAGGCGAATGGCGTCGGCGGTGAGATGCACTTCCACGTCCTGCTTATCCCTCCACTTGGCAGACTGGCGATTCTTCAACCAGAAAATGCAGGCGGTCACGTCGCCCTTCAAGGCTTTCTGGTATAAACTCTGAACAACCTTCGCGTCCGCCTCATCTTTAGTCTCTTTTAGGGCGTCAAGAAACTCGGGATACTTTTGTTTCCAAGTAAAAAGCGTTTGCCGACTGACATGAAGCTGCTCTGCAATTTCATCTTCAGTCTTTCCCTCTTGTGCCAAATACCCCACAAACGCAGGGGTAGTTTCTTTACAATATTGGGATGGCCGACCAATCTTCAGTTTCAATTTAGCCCACACTGACGATAAACCTTGCTCTGCGCCAATTCGAGTATTGCCCCTCTGACAACATCCAACGACAACCCCGTCACCGCGGCCAGTGAATCTTCTTCAAACTCATCTGAGGGCTTACCAGAAAACTTCATCAGATACTCTGCCCCAAAGTAACACCGGACAGTTTCAGGTTTCAGTGTTGCCACGGCCCTTATTGCGATAGCCCACTCAGGATCGCTTTGCTCTGCGCGTTGTCCAAAGTATCGCAGAAGTCCACGCGTTCTATCACTCACGGGAATACTTCCACAAGCAGTCTGTCGATACTCTTCTTCTATGGTCATTTCGCCAGCATCTTGTGATACCACGCGGGGTCATTGTCAACAAACACCTTCAGTTCTCTCATTGATCCATAAAGCC